TAGCAGCAGCAGCAGGAACGCCACAATTCAGTGGCAATTTTATCCCGGAAAAATGGAGTCGCATGCTTTTAGTCAAGTACTATATAGCATCCATCTTCCCCGGGATGGCTAACACGTATTATGAGGGCGATATCAGGAACCAGGGCGATGTTGTAAAGATTCGTACCCGTCCTGACATCGAAATTCTTGATTACACCAAGAATCAGGTGCTTGACATTCAGCATCCTGACAATCCTCTCGTGGAGTTTCCGATAGAACGTGCCAAGTATTACAATGCGATTTGTGACGACATCGACAAGCATCAGTCTGACATTGCTCTTATGAGCGAGTGGGGGCAGGATGCAGCCGAGCAGATGAAAATCACAATCGACAGTGAGGGACTTGGTTCTGTATATGCGGATGCTGATTCGGATAATACTGGCATAACAGCTGGTAAGGATTCTGGAATTTATGACATGGGCGTTGCGGGAAATCCCGTAAGTATCACTAAGGAGAATGTTATTGACATCCTTATGGATATGACCGCGTGTCTTGATGAGCAGAATGTTCCGGAGAGCAATCGGTGGTACGCACTTGCCTCATGGGTGTGCAACTTGATTAAGAAGTCTGAAATCAAGGATGTTTCCATGACAGGTGATAGCCGGTCTGTATCCAGGCATGGTAGAATCGGTTCCATTGACAATAACCCTATCCTTAAAAGCAATCAGATCCACAGAGTTGTGGACGGCATTACTGGTAATAACGCTTATTACAACATGGCCGGTCATAAAGACGCGATTACTTTCGCAAGTCAGATCACCAAAACTGAGACACTTCAGTCTGAGAGAACCTTTGGTCGTCTGATCCGGGGATTAAACGTTCATGATTACAAGGTCATTAAAGGTCAGGGTCTTGTAACGGCTTATTCCGATAAGGCGTAGAAATCAATAGGGATTTTATAGTCCCTTTGGAAACTCAGGAGGTTTTAACAATGAAGAAACTGAAAATATTTACAATTTTCATGGCGGTATTTGCAATGCTTGTTGCTCCGGCACTTGCTGATACTATTGACCAGACCGCGAGCGGTGCGGGTACTGTAATGCCTAGTTCTTTCGGGAATGGGTTTTACAGAATGACAAAGATTATTGATTTTGCTGATGTTCTTACTGAGAAGGAGTCTGCCCTTGCAGCAGCCGACATTATACAGGTCTTTGACATTCCGAAGCGCCATGCGGTCTTAGCGGCTACAATCAACCCAATTACGGTAGGTGACTCAACTACCGCAACACTGGATTTAGGTTTTACAACCTTGCCCGAGGCTGACCCCGATAATTTTGTGGACGGCTACGATGCTATTCAGGTTGCGAGTAGTGGTGTTCCGATCTTCAACGTCGAAGGTTACGCTCTCGACTCAGCCACGACAGTCGATATGGTGATCAAGACCCTATCGGGGACTTTGGCGACAGGCAAGGTCAGAGTGACTGCTATTATTTGGGATATGAGATAAGTCGCTTCACTTAAAATTAGCCGGGGGTTTCGGCTCCCGGCTTTTAAAAAAGGATAAAAACGATGAGAAAAAGGAAAAATGAGGGGCCAGCCAGGTACCTTAAATTAGTAACCAACAATGCAGTTTTTACGTATTCCCCAATACTGGCAAAGCGTAGGGATGTTATTGAAATTACCGAGGCGGAAGCATTCCATTTGATCGATCCGGACAAATATCCGGCTCCGAAAGACCTTACGAACTTGAAGAACATCGCTCCCGAACTGATGGATATTATGTCCAAGCTTAAACCGGGTCAGTTTTCCGAGCTCCAAAAGGCAGCAGAGCAACTTGTCAACAGTCAGTCGGCCATTGATCTTGATGAGGCTACAGAACCTCCACCTGAAGATGCTGAACCTCTTACAGAAGATCCCGAAGAGGATGTTGATGATTCAGACGAAGAAAAACCGTATGATAAGATGAATATGATTGGGAAGATAGATCATATTTTCCTCAAACACGGCAAGGTGCTTAATCCCGACGAGTACAAAAAACATGCCGATATCGACGCAGAGCTTGAAAAACTCGAAGCGGAAGAGAAAGCAGCATGACTGTCGAAGAACTCATAATTCAGGCCGCAATGGAATTTGGTGGGTATGATGCCGATGCCGAAACTGGAGAGGAATACGCCAGGGTGTTGCTTCCACAGTGGGTATATTTTTTCAACAATTCCCTCAAGCAGCTTCTTGGAACTCGGCCCGACACGCATGTTAAGTTTGTGAAAACATTTCAATTAACAGCAAATGAGACTCGTCATGCCCTACCTGATGACTGTGTTCATTTTGTGAACATGACGAGAAACACGGGCGTTGCAGGCGCAACTCCTGGGGAGCCTATCAAGGGTCCGAAAACTATTGAAGACCTTGGCGTTTTAGATAGTGGCTGGCATTCTGACACAGGCGTTACCGTGATGGAGTTTTTTGCATTTAACAAGAAGGCTCCTGATGTTGTCTGGACATATCCGAGAGTTCATGCCTCAACAGCCGTAATGGTTGAAATTGAATATGCGTATCCATTCGATGAATATCTTGAGGACGACATATCAACAGATGACATTCCTGTTGAAGCTCAGTTTGAGCAGCCTTTAAAAATGTGGATGAAAAAGCAAGCTTTTGAAATCGATACTGATTCACTTCCTGACTGGAATCTTTCAATCAGGTTTGAGAAATCATTCTATTCGTCTCTCGGTATTGAGTTCCAAACAGGGTCAACGATAGCACCACAAAAGGAGCGAGGAAATGACTAAAACCTATGAAGAATTCAGAGAATACTTTGAGCCAGAGATGTTCTTCGCTCCCAAAAAGACCGCTATTAATAAAATCAGGGAAGCCGTTATCGAATTCTGCGAACAATCGAGACTCGTCTTGCTTGATGCCACAGTTATAGACATTGTTGCCGATACAAAAGAGTACGCCATTGTTTTTGATCCGGCCTATTATCTTCCTGTTGAGATCGGCAAAGCTTATCTCGGTGACGGTACTAAAACCGACACGGAACTTACTGTGACCTCGCGTAGGCGTATGGACATGAGCGTTGCCAACTGGAGTGTTTTAGAAACAGGAAGCGATATCACGCACGTATTTTTGACCAAAACTAGAAAAGTAAGAGTTTATCCCATTGCCGACAGTGATATTGATGATCACCTGTATTTGAAAGATGTTGCCGTAAAACCCAAAAGGGATGCCACGCAAATTGTCGATTTCATTTACGATGATTATCTCGAGGACATTAAGCACGGTGCTCTTTATTTTTTAAAGCAGATGAAAGGTCAGGATTGGTATAATTCGAAAATAGCCTCTCACCACAGAGATATGTTTTACCGAGCGATCGCTGACGCAAAAGGCGAAAGACTGCAGGGGCTTGCCGACTATTCAGGAAGTTCAATGTTTTAGGAGACTGTCATGAAGAAATTCTTTCTAACCTTATTTTTAATTTTACTTGTACCTTTCTCAGCCAATGCCGCACTTCAGCAATTTGCTAACAATGCGGTGGCGAACCTTGCTGGAGACATATCAAATGTAGCCACGACCATAACGATTGACGATGCTACCGGGTGGCCCACAGCTGACGGTTCGGATTGGTTTATGGGTACTTTAGTTCAGGCAGATGGTGACATGGAGATTTTTAAATGCACCACAAGGGCAGGAACCACGTTAACAGTCGTAAGGGCTCAAGAGAGCACCACCGGGCTTACTTGTACCGCATCTCCGGTAACAATCGTATCTTGTAGGCTTACCGCTGAAACTATTGACGAATTTGTCACCTTAGACGGCCCTCAGACCTTAACGGAAAAACAGCTTACCACTCCGCATATTAACGAAGCTGTGGATTGCGATGCAACGTCTACCGAATTAAACACAGCCGCAGACGGTATTTCTGATCCTCCGTTAGCGGGGGACGCTACTGCGGGAAGGGTGTTAAGGGCCATTAATGTCTTAATCGCAGACGGCACAGCTTCAGGAATTAATTGCACCGTCACTGATCTTTGGAACGGTGACGCTATATCCATTGTTGAAGATATCACAACTGGCGCTACAAAAGGAGATTTCTCGCTGGCCGCTAATGGTGGAACTCTTACGATAGAAGCAAGCGGTCTTACAGGGAACTGTGTTGGCGTTTTGATGGCCGATGTAACAAAAAGCAAGTCTACTCTTGGGGCCACTGAACCTATCTATGCATTATCTATTATGCAGACAAACGATATTATTATTCAGCTTTGGGGTGGCGGAGAGACTGCAGCTAAAAATATGACCACATATTTAAGCGCGACTGAGTATGTTCAAGTAAAGATTCTTTATGTAACGGACGAATAAATGAAAAAATTAGCTCTCATATTAAGTCTTTTTTTATGCTCGACCGCTTTTGGTCAAGGCATATCGATTAAAGCGTTTAAGGGTGAGAATCCTCGTTATGCGGATAACATTCTCGATGTTACCGACGCTAAGATTGCCGAGAACTGTAAACTTGACAGGGGTGATTTAAGGTCGTTTAGGGAGCATTCGGAAACAGAAGTGTTAGCCGATGCCGACGTTGAATCATTAAATGAATTTGATGATGATTTTATTGTCGATGAAGACGATCTTAATTATGCCGATTCTCCAATATCTAACGATACTTATGGCAGAAAATACTTTACCGGAAAAGCCGAAATGCGGGCTTATTCTTCCGAGTTGGTTTATCCTCTTTATTATAAAGTTGGAGTTCCTGCCCCTACCATACAACCCACGGTAGCTGTTAACACAGGCGGTTCAAGCAACGAAGAAGAACGAATTTATACCTATACAAGGGTTACTGACTACGGTGAAGAGGGGCCTCCGTGTCCTATTACTGATTTACCAGGAAGCGCTTTTTTAGCCGACGATACGGTTGATATTACCCATATTGAATCCATACCGGCCACAAGAGAAATAACGACTTTAAGGGTTTATAGAACCGTGGCCGGGTCTGAGGACACCGCAGAGTTTGTTTTCGTGAAAGATTACACACTTCCTACAATCGAGGGTGATTGGGCTACCGGGGTTTCCAGTGGTGACGATGGTGAATATTGGCAATTTGACGATGGCTCTGATGACATTATTTATAAATGTATTAATGATAGTACCTCTGAAGACCCTGACGATGCCACGCATGGCGTAGGCGGGTCTGGTGCTGATTATTGGGAATATTACACTCTATTAGATAACATAGACACAGCCGACTTAGACACTGGTTCGGTTTGTCCTTCTACATACTGGGCTCCGCCACCGGACGGATTGACCCATTTACAGGCACTTCCTTCTGGAAGAATGATGGGATTTGTCGGGAATACTTTATATCTTTCTGAGCCTTTTCTTCCTCACGCATGGGGGCCGGATACGATATCATTTGAACAAGACATTGTAGGAATAAGTTTTTTTGGCTCTACGGTTGCTGTGTTAACGGAGGGTTATCATTCTGTCGGGTTTGGTGACGATCCGGCTACGATGATTTTTAATCAGTTAAATGATTTCTGCCCTGCAGCTGCTAAAAAGTCTATAGCCAGGATTAAAAACAGTGTTATATTTGCATCCA